TCACCCAACCTTACAGCCCCAGAAGGACGTGTGATCGGCAGCGAAATACCCATCCGCCATTCGGAACGCGCCCTGCAGCTCGACCGTGTCGCCGGCGCTGAGGGCCACCATTGTCTGCAGCCAGAGCGCCGTCGCCTCGGAGACATGATCACCGGAGATTTCGCCGCGTGATCCACGGATTTCGGTCGAGCCGTTCAGTACCAGCCGTCCGCGCATGCGCGCCGTGGTGCTGGAATTGACCTTGTAGAGCAGCGTGGCACCGAACAGATACGTGCCAGCCGCCGGCGCAACGAACCGGTTGTTGGCGGCGTCGAAGGCGCCTTGGTCGTTGTAGTCGGTATTGTTGATGGCGATCTTCGTCCAGGTGTCGACGGCGACATAATTGTCGTAGTTGGTGTAGCCCTTGAAGCGCGGCAGCCGGGGCTGGTCGACGATGCCATTGGCGTTGTCAACGATCAGCCCGTCGAAGAAGCTGCTGCCGTCGGCAGAGACCGCGAGACGGAACTTGTCCGAGCCGAACAGGCCCATGAGCGCCTTGGTCACAAACCCGGTCTGCAGCGTGAGCCCGAGATCGTCGGCCGCAACCTCCTTGTTCATGGTGTAGAAGAGATCGCCGCTGCCGCCCTCGGCCACTGTCTTCGCCGTCCAGAGTGCGGCGTTGAGTTTTGCGGAGAACGGGTTGGCGGCATCGGCGGTGGTGCCGAGCCCGAGCAGTGCGAGGTTCTGCAGTGCTGTCGGCGTCGTGCCGATCCACGTCGAACCGTTGTAGGCCAGCAGAACACCTTCGTCCTCGACCCACGCCCGCCAGCCGGCGCGCGGTGGCAAGCGCAGCCAGGCGCCGTCGACCCAGAGCGCAATGTTCAGATCCCAACCCGTCCAAACACCGCTGGCGCCCGAGGCTACGATGTAGCGGTCGCCATCAGTGGGAGAACCGGGCGGCGCCGTCAGATCCCGGTCCAGGACGGAGAGCTGGACGAGCCCGTCGAGGATCCGCAGCGCCTCGTTGTGGGTAACATGCTTCTGGGCCTGCGCCGCGAGAATGTAGGGCAGCAGCAGATGGGTTGTGGCATCGGACATTGGTGTTCTCAGAAGCTGAGGGTGACAGTCTTCGGCGCGCCCCGCCCGATCAGGGCGGAGAGCTGGAAGATGCTGATATCGAGGCTGTTGCCGGGGCCGAGCAGAGCGCCCCAGTCGGCGGACTGATCGGCGGCGGTGTAGACCACGCTGGTCGTGGCCGTACTCAGCACCCGCTTGACCGCCGGGCGGTCGAGGATCTCGACCTCGTAGGCTTCGACCTCCTCGGCGAGCGGCACCTCGCCGGTGCCCCAGTTGTCGGCCGCGAGTGCGCGGGACCGGCGCGTCCAGCGGATCGTCAGATCGCCCGGCGATCGGGGCCTTCGCCATGGCTGTTCGACATGAGCGACCGAGAACGGCCGGAGTCCCACGCCCTCGGGCGTGAAGCTCGTGGCAATATAGGTCTCGTCGCTGACCGGACGGCTTGCAGGGCCGATGCGCCAGTTCCACGGGATGCCGAGATCGGCCTCGGCGATCGGCAGCGAGGCAAGGCTGTCGTCGAGCAGCACCACCCGCGCGCTGGCCGGAGCTGGGTTGCCCATGGCGCCTTCCGTGCCGCGCTGGCCGCGCAAAAGCCGGGTCAGGCGGTAGCGGCCCGGCGCGATCAGCTCGGCCGCACCCGCCTGCACGATCTCCCAGACGCCCGGCGCGCTCTCGATGGCGAGCGCATTGGCCCCGCCAAACAGCGCCAGATTCGTGACGCTTTCGAGCGTGCCCGAGAGCAGATCGATGATCAGGACGTTGCCATGGTCGAAGCGCGAGGTAGGGCCGGAGTAGAAGTCGAATGCCAGCGTGCCGATCCGCGCCCGACCGCCGAAGGTAGTCAGCAGCTCGAAGCCGTCGGTTGAGGGGCTGCGGAACACCGCCATCTCGCCGGGCCATGGAACGGCATGAGCGGCGGCATAGGGCCGATGCGCGGGCTGATCCTCGGTCAGTTGCGGCAGGTCCATCAATATCGCGTCGGGCGCTCCGAACACGACCGGGCGCGTCAGCGAGGCGGCACGCGGATCGCCCGGCGGCAGATCGTAGGTCGCGCGGTCCTGGCGGATCGCCTCCACTCTGCGCGCCTCGGCATCTGCGACGGAGACGAGACGGAACTCGACCTCCCGCCCGTCATGTGCGAGCCGGATCACGTCGGCGGGATCGAGAGCCAGCCGCGAGGGTGGAAGGCGGAAGGCTGCGCTTTCGCGCCCGGTCCAGGCCTCGAGTAGCGCACGACGGCAGCGGCGTTCCGCCTCTTCGGGCGGCACCGCCATCGGAAAGCTCTCCGATGTGATCCGCGTCGTGTCTACCGTGATGCGCCGCGCCTCAACGAGCGCGGCGTCGTAATCCTCGTCGGCGCGGGCGATCTGCCACTTCAGCGCCTGCGGCAGTTCGGTTTCCTGGCTGCGGGTCAGCTCCAGCACGTCACCCTCGCGGGTAGCTACGAGGTGATCGGGGTCGATGGAAGAGACCGACGCCCGGCCACGCATCACGAAACGAATGATCCCTTCGGTCTCCACGGCGTCGAAACCAAAATGCCGCGACAGCGTGGTGATGGAGGCGCGTGGGCTTTCCAGTGCGCCGATGACATATCCCTCGACCGCGCCCCAGAGCCCGGAGACATCAATCCGATCCTCGGACATGCCTGCCCGCAGGCAGAGGTGCCGCACGAGGGCGGCCAGCGAGACCGCGCCAAGGCGTCCGGTCAGCCAGTGGCCGAGCCGCCAGTTCGGACCGTCGGTCCAGACGCCGGTCAGTTCCGGGAAGAACGGATAGGGCCGTGCATCCCAGGTCCAGGCGGCGCATTCCGGGACATGAACCATCCGGTCGCCATAGACTGAGGACACCGGATTGTTCGCAGCCTCGCCCCACCAGAGATAGCTCGCCTCGAGATAGGCGCGCTGGATCGCATCGTCGCGCCAGCCCCGTGAGAAATGTGGCGTGAAGCTTTCGGAGGACTTCGGATCGAAGAACACGTTCGGCTGGTTGGTGCCCCGGTCGATGGCGGGGCAGCCGAGCTCGGTGAACCGGATCGGCTTCGACTGCGGGACCCATGCCGTCGGCGTCGCGCTCTCCACCCCGCCCGGGCGGTTGTAATGCTGGTTCGACCACCAGGCGCGCAGATCCTTGTAGCGGAAGACCCACGGCTTTCCCGCTGCGCCATCGGTGATCGGGGTGCGGATCTGCGCCGATTGATCGGCGGCGCTGGCGTAGAACCAGTCGAAGCCTTCGCCGCCCGCGATGTTCGCCTGCAGATACGCCCGGTCGTAGATCGCGGGCCAGCCCTCGGCGGCGTCGAGATGCTCGAACCCGTCCCGCCAGTCGGAGAGCGGCATGTAGTTGTCGATGCCGACGAAATCGATCTCCGGATCGGCCCAGAGCGGATCGAGGTGGAAGAACACATCGCCGCTGCCGTCGGCCGGCTGGTGCCCGAAATACTCCGACCAGTCGGCGGCGTAGCCGATCTTCGTTCCTGCACCGAGGATGGACCGGACATCGGTGGCCAGGTCCCGACAGGCCTGCACGGCCGGATAGGTGGATGCGCCCGAGCGGATGGTGGTGAGCCCCGGCATCTCGGTGCCGATCAGGAAGGCGTCCACCCCGCCCGCGGCCGCGCAGAGATGGGCATAGTGCAGCACCATCCGCCGCAGGCCCCAATCGCCCGATGGGCCGGTCCAGACGACCGATTGGCCCGAGACGCTGAAATTCGCTGGCGTCGCCGTACCGAAAAGCGCCGAAACCTGTGCCGCGCCGGCGGCGGTCTTGTCGACCGATCCCACATAACCCGCTGCGGGGGAACAGGTGATCCGCCCCCGCCAGGGGAATGCGGGCTGGCCGGTCTCGGCAGCATTGTCGGAATACGGGTTCGGCAGCGCGTTGCCGGGCGGCACGTCCATGAGAATGAACGGATAGAAGGTGACGCGCAGCCCGCGCGCCTTCATCTCCCGGATGGCCTGCACGACGGCGAAGTCGGACGGCGTGCCGCCATAGACCGGGCGATCCTGATCGTCGCGGCTGACGAGGAAGGCATTGGCGCGGCTGACGCCGTTGACCGACCAGGACAGCGGCGTGGTCGACTTGGCGGACACTTCGACGCCCGGCCGCACCTTGCAGGATCCCGCGCGCAGATCGTCGCCGAACCAGGCGACGACGAGGCTGACGCTCTCCACCGCCGGGACCATGGCCTGCAGCCGGTCGAGCGCCACCACGATGTCGGTGGCATCCGGCAGCGCGTTCAGGTTCTCTGCCTGCGTCGCACCACCATCCGTCTTGCGGATGGCCTGCGTGGCATAGGTGAACTCGCCCGATGCCGGGATCATCGTGACGGCGCGGGTCAGTCCTTCGGCGGTGTCGGGATTGGCGAGCGGCCGGAACACCTCGAAGGAGAGCTGCGGCAGACGGTTGCCGTAGCTGGCGAGCGGCAGTTCCTCGAAGACGACATAGGCCGTGCCGCGATAGGCGGGCGTGCTCAAAGCGCCCATCTTCGCCGCGATGAAGGGATCGGCAGTCTGCACCTCGTCGCCCGGATACCAGCGCCAGGTGACGCCCGAGAGGTCCATCGGTTTGCCGTCGGCCCAGATGCGGCCGATACCGGTGATCGGCCCCTCACAGAGTGCGACCGCGAAGCTCGCATAGTAGAGATATTCCGTGGTCCTGACCTTGCCGCCTCCGCCACCCTTGCCGCCGCCCTGCGTGGTGGTCTTGGTTTCCTCGCGGAAATCGGTCGCCCAGATGATGTTGCCGCCCATGCGCATGCGCCCATAGAGCCGCGGGATGACGGCGCCCTCCGTCGAGGATGTGATGCGCAGCGTGTCGAGACGCGCGCCCTCGATACGCTGGGTGGGCGCGAGCGACGAAATGATCCAGCTGTCGACGACCGAACCGATGCTGGAGCCGATGAAGCCGCCGATGGTCGCGGCGCTGACACCGAGGATCGCACCGCCGATGGAACCGCCGATGGCGGCGCCGGCGACGCCGAGCACGAGAGTGGCCACTGTCAGGACTTCCTTTTGCGCCGCGCCTGCTTGCGTACGGAGGCGGACGGACGGGGAAACAGGAAAGCGAAGGCGATGCGCCGCCGCCAGACGGAGGAGAGCGGCTCCTCGATGACGCCGAGCCGCTCATAGGCGTGGATGAAGCTGCCGGGGTCGGAGATGATCCCGACATGCTTGGCGATGGCGCGGGGCTTCATGCGGAAGAGGACCAGCGCGCCGGCTTCGGCCGCCGCGGGGTCCACTTCGATCATCATGCGCCGTACGCCTTCGGCCAGCACCTCGCGCGGGCCGATCTCCCCCCAGTCCCGACTGTAGGGCGGGATCGGGAACGGCTCGGGGCCGACCACCTCGCGCCAGACGCCACGGGCGAGGCCGAGGCAGTCGCAGCCCACGCCGCGCAGGCTGGCCTGGTCGTGATAGGGCGTGCCGAGCCAGGACCGCGCCGCCGCGATCACCCGCTCCGGATCGGCGGCTCTCACAGCACGCTCCCGTCGTGCCCGCCGTCCTTCGTCGCGTAACGGAGAACGGCATCCTGGCCGGGGATATGCGGAAAGCCCCGGAAGTTGGCGACATTGGCGAACTTCGCGCCACAGGTCTCCATGCGCTTGTCGCAGCCCGCGCGGACGATAAGACCATCTCCCCCGGCGATGGGCCTCACTGGCGCTTCGAGCAGCGTCAGCACGGCGATGCCGTCGGTCAGGTCATGCGCGACGATCTCTGCACGCCGCCCGGCATTGGCGCCGCTGGTCCATTCGACCGTACCGAAGGTGAACCAGCCGGCGGCAAAGCCACCGAGGCCGGACGCCGTGAACGTCCGGTCACGCAGGAGGTCGATGACGGCGCCCGTTCCCCTGAAGGCCGATGCGTCCAGATCGACGCCGCAACGTCCGTCACCGAGCGCCGCGTCGCAAGTGGCCTGAAACGTCCGTCCGACCGTTTGTCCGAGGACATGTGCGAGCGAACGAACTTCTGCCACGAAGGCAAGCCGTCCCCGCCGGATCTGGCCGATCGCCCCGCGGCGCATCAGCACACGCTGCGCCGGATCGCTCCAGTTCACCCGCCAGACCTCGACCTCGGCATTGTCCCAGCGACCGTCGAGGATGTCGGTCTCGGTGATCCGGTCGGAGGTCAGCACGCCCTCGGCGTCCTGCGCATCGACGGAGAGATCGGATCCCGAGCGGACCTCCGATGCCGTCAGCCCGCTCTCCGGCTCGAAATCGGTGTTGTCGAAGCTGAGCGTCCGGTCGTGGTCGGTGAAGCCAAAGGTTGCGCCATCCGCGCGCACGATCCGCCACACCCAAGCGAGCGTCGTCGTGCCTTCGTCGAGATGGGCCTGAAACGCGGGCGAGAGAGACTTCACTTCCGCCCCCAGCCGCGCAGGAGCGCCACGGATGCCAGAAGCGAAGACACCACGCCACCAGTCGCACCGGTCAGGGCATAGAGATTGAAGGGCCGGATATCGAGGGTGCCGGTGGCGAGGTCGAAATCCGCCAGCCCGGCCATGGCGAGGCCGGAAGCGGCAAGGCAGGCCAGATAGACGAGGCCGCGTGCGAGATTCCAGTTCATGGACGTCCTCCGATGAGAGTGGTGAGGAATGCAGTGAGACGAGACAGCAGCGTGGGCGCAGCGGGCACGGCCGGGACCGGCATGGGGTCAGCGGCCGTCGGAACCGGCGTCGCCTCCGGGCGCAGCAGCGCCAGCGCCTCGGCCTCGGTCAGCCGCCGCACGGTTCGCGAGAAATCGACTCGGCCATTGCGGTCGACCGCCCAGACCGGAATGGTCCCGGTGGGGTAACGTCCATGGCGGAAGAGGTCGCGCTCGGCCTCGCGCCGGGGGCGGATCGCGGCGGGCTTGAGCCAGCCCATGAAGGCGTCGCTTGCCGCCGCGCGGTTGCCCGCGTTCAGGTGTCTCGTCAGCGCAGCTCTCGCGATGCCGCCGGTGTTGTAGTGGAAACTGACCAGCGCATCGAATTCGTGCGGCTCGAGCGGCACGATCACGGCCCGTCGCACCGCTGCCTCGTAGGCAGCCAGATCGGCCCGGAATACCTTGAACGCCTCGCGGACGCCGGCCTCGAGATCGGCGGGCATGCCACGGGGCATCCTGGACGGATCGGGCGGTCCGGCTGCGGCCGTGTGGCCGATGCCGAAGGTCCAGACCTGTTTCACATCGAGATAGGGTCCGGGCACGAGTCCTTCGTGCCGGACGAGGGCCAGCAGACCCCGGTCGGTCGTGTGCATGGGATCACCCCAGAAGCGAGAGGGTCAGAATGAGAACTGCGACGGCGAGGCCGATGCGCAGGCGGTGGGCGAAAGCCTGACGCGGGGCGATGGGGTCGCAGCGAATGAAGCGCGCGAGGCGGAGAAGCTCATGCATCGCCGTCGCCTTTCTTCGCCCCACGTAGCCGGGCGAGGACGAGTTCGATGAAGGCGGGGCCGAAGACGCCAACGAGATAGGCCGCCGAACCTGCTGCGCCCCCGGCCGGGATCGCCTCGGGCGGCAGGCCCAGCCAGCTGGTGACGAGCGCCATGGAAAGGCTGCCCATCCCTGCCGCGATCAACCCGCCGAGCAGGATGTGCCGCAGCGCGTCGCGCAGGCGCATCCTCGTGGTCAGCGCGTTGGTCGCCCCGCCGAGCGCACCCCAGGCGGCCAGGATCACCGCCGTCGATGTTGCGAGCTCCTTCAGAACCGCGGCGAGGAACCCGGTCTCGTCGTTCATCTGCGGATCTCCAGCAGCGGGATGGAAGTGATCGAGCCGAGGCGTTCGAGATCGAGGGTGACGTCGAGCGCATCGGTGTCGAAGCGGACGGGCACGTCGAACGCGAAGCCCGCCGTGACGGCGACGCCTGCACCGGGTGCGGAGCCGAAGGTGATGAGGCCGGTCGTGGTATCGACCGACCAGCCCGACATCTGTTCGATGCCCGCCAGCGCGACACGCACGCTGCCCGTGACCGGCTTGGCGATGCTGCGTGTCCAGGACTGCGCGCCGGAGGTGTAGCACTTAACCAGCTGGAACTGCGTCGTCGTGCCGTCGCCGGTGCCGATCTGCTGGTCGGTTGCGCTCGGCACCTGCGATGGCAGGCAGGACTTGAAGTCGGCCCAGTCCTTGAAGCGGAAGCCGTGAAGGCGGCCATTGCGGGCCTCGAAGAAGGCCACGACCGCCGCGAGATCGTCGGCACGACGGATGCCATAGGCCACGTCATAGCGGCGGCGCGAGTTCGCCCAGCTGGCGTTGCGTTCCTCATCGCCCGAGGCCAGCTCCACGATCTGGGTGCGCCGTTCCGGTCCGCCGCGCGCACCACGGCTGATGTCGTCCGGGAACCGGACCTCGTGGAAAGCCATTACATCCCCCTCCGCCCCAGCGAAACGGCCCGGGCGATGTCCGCCGCGATCTGCGTGCGGGACTGCCGGAAGCTCTCGGCATCGCGGGCATTGATCGTGACGTTGACGGTCTGCGCGGCGGTGGTGTCGTAACCCGCTGCCTCTCGCCGCGAGAGTACCCGCTCGCCACGTTGCAGGATCGCAGGCACTTCGTCGGGCCTGAGCCCCGCCCAGCCCCCTGAATGCATGCGCGGGGCATTGGCGAAGGCGAGCGCGGGCACAATGCGGCCCGGTCCCGGCGCACCGACCATGCCGCCTGCGTGCAGGATGTTGGCGAAGATCCCGCCGCCGAGGTTGCCCAGCACGCCGGAGAGCACGCCTGCCAACGGGCCGAGGATGAAACGCCGGGCTGCGAGCTTCGCCAGATCGGCGATCAGCGAGGTGACCAGGTCGCCGAACTTCAGCTTGCCGGTCTTCACGAACTCGCCGATCGCGTTCTCGGCGCTGCGGAACGCTCCGACCAGGGCGTTGCCGATGTCGCCGCCGATCTCGCGCGCCTTCGTGGCATAGTCGGCCAGGGTCTGGCTCACTGCCGCCCATCCGGTCGCGGCAGCCTCGGCCCCAGCCTTCGTCTGCTCGCCGGCACTGCGCCCGGCGGCTCCGGCACGACCGGCAGCGGTCGTGGCATCGTTCAGAGCCGCCGTCACCCGGTCCGCCGATGTGGCGGCCTCGTCCAGCGGGTTCTCGGCGTCCCCGCCGCTCAGTGCATCGCGCAGCGCCTGCATAGCCGCGCCCACACCATCGAAGGCTCCGGCCCTGGTCTCGGCCGCGCGCCGGCGGTAGCGGTCGGCCATCGCGCCGGCATTGCTGGCGGCGTGATCGAGCATCGAGGCATAAGACTGCGCCCCGAACCAGTCGATCCGCGCGTCGGCACCGATCGTCTCGGCGACCGCGTTGAAGGTCGGTCCGATGGTGCCGAGGAAATCGGCCCATCTGTTCGACAGGAAGGCCATCAGCCGCAGCCAGATCGCCTCGATATCGGCGCGCAGGGCGCGGAAGTCATCCACGAGGGAACCGAGGGTGGCCTTGATCCCGTCCCAGACGGCGCGCGCCACGTTGCCCATCAGCTCGAGCGCCGAACCGAAGCCGCCCGCGCCCTTCACGAGCTGCCCGAACCAGTAGATCAGCTCGCCCGCACCGACGATCAGCGCGCCGATCCCGGTGCGGATGATGGCGCCGCGCAGGAGCGTGAGCGCGCTCGACAGGCTGAAGGTCGCGACACGGGCGGCAACGAACGCCGCGACCCAGCGCCCGGCCATGAAGGCCGCGAAGGCGATGCCGATGGCTGCGAGCCTCTCCAGATTGTCGGCAAGAAGGATCAGCCCTTCGGCCACCGTCGAGGTAGCGCCCGCCATCTGATCCCAGGTCCCGACCAGTTGCAGGGCGGCGTTGCCGATCAGCGTGAAGGCATCGCCGATGGTCGCCGGCATGCTGTCGGCTTCCTCGCGCAGCAGCTCGAGATTGCCGATCAGCGCCGTGCGGATGACATTGCCGGTGATGGCGCCCTGCTGACCGAGGGTGCGCAGGCCCGAGACGGTGGTGCCGAGCTCGGCCGCCAGCAGCTCCGCGAGCCGTCCGCCACTCTGGATCACGGTATTGAGGTTGTCTCCGCTGAGCGTGCCGAGGGCCATGGCCTTCGACAGCGCGTTCTGCACCGAGGCCGCGCGCTCGGCCCGCGCGCCCGAGACGACCATGGCGTTGTTCAGCGCCTCGGTGAAATCCAGCGATTCCGCCGTCGTCAGCCCCAGTTCGCGGAGGGCCGTGGCATTGGCGAGCCAGGACTCCGTGGTCTGCCCGAGGCTCGAATAGGTCCGGCGCGCCATCGAGGCGAGCCGATCCATGACGGCCGCGCCCGCTTCCTGCGAGCCGGTAGCGAGATCGACCCGCGAGCGCAGGTCGGTCCACTGGTCGGCATAGGCGACGAGCTGGCGCGTACTGATCGCCGCGCCGAGGACACCCATGACCCGGCGCACCACCGCTCCGCTGATGTCGGCCTGCCGCTCGATCCGCTTGAAATTGTTCTCGCCCGCGTCGCCGATCCCCTGAAACTCGGCCTTCACCTGCCGGCCGCCCTCGGCGACGAGGCGGACGGAGACGCGTTTCTGGCTCATCTGTCGGGGAGTCCTTGAAAACGGCGAGCGTTTGTCTTACGTTTTGCGCATCGATAAACCGAAAGTAGGAACATGTCCGAGACCGCCACCCTGTCCTCGAAGTTCCAGATCTCGATCCCCAAGGCGATCCGCGCGGCCCAGCACTGGGAAGCCGGGCTGACCTTCGCTTTCATCCCCAAGGGAACCGGCGTGCTGCTCGTGCCGGTGCCGAAGCGCGAGGCGCTGGCCGGGATCGCGAAAGGTGCGCCCGCGACCGATTACCGGGACCGGTCGGATCGCGTCTGATGCGTCTCGTCGACACGTCCGCCTGGATCGAATGGCTGCGCGGCTCGCCGACCGGCGATGCCGTGGCTGCGCATCTGCCCGAGCAATCCGACTGGCTGGTGCCGACCATGGTGCAGCTCGAACTGGCGAAATGGCTCACCCGCGAGGTGGGCGAGGACAAGGCCGATCAGGTGATCGCCTTCACGCAACTCTGCCACGTCGTGCCGCTCGACACCGAGATCGCGCTGGCGGCGGCCGAGGCCTGCCTTGTGCACAAGCTCGCCACGGCCGACGCCATCGTCTTCGCCACCGCTCGCGCGCAGGACGCCACCTTGATCACCTGCGATGCGCATTTCGACGGGCTGCCGGGTGTGACGCTGATCGAGAAGATCAAGCCCTGAAATCCGGCCTTTCGTGGCTGGTCATCTGTTCGTTGAGCTTGCGGACCATCACCGCCTCGATCTCGGGCAGGCATTCGGCAGCGATCAGCGGATCGATGCCAAGCGCCTGCGCCATCGCGAGAGCGGCCGTCATGTCCCAACCGAGCACCATGGTCCCGCCCATGCCGGTCGCGATGCGAAGCTGCCCGGTCAGGCGCTGTGCCAGATCCCAGACCTGCCAACCTTCCGGAGTTTCCGGATGGTTCACCCGCGCCGGGCAGTCCGGGCACGGGCCTTGGCAGGCCGCGCAGTAGCTTTCGCCCCCGCCGAAGTGCCAGTCTGCGAGGGCGCGGAGGCGTTTTTTTCCGCATCCAGCATCAGATGTGGCGCGAGGCAGCGGGTCTGGAAGACCTCGAACACCGGCCAGATGTCCAGAAGCGCGTCGATCCCTTCGGGACTGACGGGAACGGGATTGCCGTCGGCATCGCCGACACCTTCCCAGCCTGTGACCACGCGGCGGGCGACCGCCTTGGCCATGACCAGTGCCTGCTCCTCCTTGCTCGCCCCTTCGGGCAGTGCCTCGACAACTGGGTCGTTGCGTGCGGCGACCATGATCGCGGTGGTGACGGGCAGGACATGCAGGCGCAGGCCAGCTCCGAGATCGAGCCATTTCGGCGCGCTGGAAAGGTCGAGACGGATCATGGTCAGTAGCTTTCGATGTCGTTGACGAGAACGGCGGTACACATCCGCCCCAACACTGCGTCGCGCGCGGCCTGCCAGTCGAAGCTGGCTTGCACGCCCTGCGGGCCGGAAATCTCGATCCGCGGGCGCGGCAGATAGACGGCGTGGACGGTGAAGGTGAAGCTCTGGCCCGAGGTCAGGCCGTAGGCGAATTCCAGTTCGCAGGGCGTGCCGCTGATCGCCTGACTGACGAGCGTGCTGTCTGCGAAGCGCACCTCGGTGCGTCCGGTGAGCGCGGCGATCGAGGGATCTGCGCCGTCGATCATGCCGTCGGCGCGGATGGTCTCGATCCGGTCGAGATTGTTGGCATAGGTGATCTCGGTCGAGATCACGTTGCCGAGTGCTGTGCCATTGCGTTTGATCGAGCCGTTGAAATGCCCGAAACGGATCAGGTCGAGCTCCGTCGGTGTTCCCGCGCCACTGGTCGTGGCCACCGTCTCGCCCTGCGCCACCAGCCGCGCGGTGGCGGTGAGCAGGCCCGAACGCTGCATCTGCCAGCTGAGCTGGTCCAGCACCACGCCGGAATACATGGCGTAGCGCGGCACCTCGGGCATGGCGGTTTCGATCGCCATGCTGGGTAGGGTCCAGCTGCCGGACTGGAACGTATGGGTATATGGACCGGGCGAGCTTCCGGTGGTGGTCGGCGCGCCAAAGGCCGCCTTCAGCCAGAAGCCGAACGCCTCGGCGTCGATCGGCACCACCACATCGCCATCGGCGGTTACCGCGTCCTTGATGGGCGCGAGAGGATCGCGGCCGTAGCCCAGAAGCTCCGAGTTCAGGAGCGGCTGTTCCGCCCCGAGCGTGGCGCTGGCAAAGGGCATCCTCGTATAGCCGCTGCCGGGCGGCGTGCCATAGGTCGTCTCGAACGCGAGCGCCATCCGCGCCCGCGCCCCTTGGGCGCGTGCCATGTCGGTCTCCTTGTCGAAGGGGTTCAGCCGAGCGGGTCGGCCGTGGAATAATGCAGCACCACCGGAATGACGGCCGCCTTCAGGCTGGCCGCGCCGTCCACCGGCAGATCGACGGGCTGCGGGGCCTCTGCCTCGACCCAGTCGCAGAGACCGCCGAGCGTGCGGTCCGCGGCGAGCGCCGCGCCGATGCTGGCGCAGAGCGTGTCGAAACCCGTGTCCCGGCTCGCGCCCTGCACCACGGCTTCGATCTCTGCACGGTGCTGGTAGTGATAGCGCAGGGGTGACAGCGTCACCTCGGGCTCGCCAGGTTCGCCGTCGCGCAGGATCAGCAGCCCGGCTGCCGGCACACGTTCGGGCAGCACCTCGCCGCGGAGGGCGGTGGCGGGCAACGCCGAAAGCCGCGCGTGCAGCGCGGCGAGGACGGTTTCGCGGGTGGTGGGCATGGCGATCCCGGTTTCCGGGACCGGCCCGGCTTTAGCGATCCCTGTCGGGTTTCGGATCCGTGAGGGCGGCCAGCCGTCGCGGCAGGTCCGAGCGAGCATGCAGGAAATCGATGATGATCACCTGCTCGGCGTCCTCGACGAAGATGACGAAATGCTGGCCGCAGCGCGCGAAGCGCAGATCCTCGGGCAGATCCGGATCGATGATCCGACGGCAGTCCTGCGACATGGCCGTACCGGCCGCGATCTCCGTGCAGCGGACGATCAGGTCATCCTCATAGGCCGCCGCCTGTCGAGGGCCGAAGGTCTCAAGGGTCCAGTTCGCGATGTCGACAAGTGAGGTTTCAGCCTGTCGCGTCAGGCGCCAAGGCTTCGGCATCAGGACGATTGGCGCGCCGAAGCAAAGGCACGTCGGATAGCCTCCTCGCCGCTCCCCTCGGCCAGATCGCCGCGCCGGGCCTGTTCCAGCCCGGTCGTCAGCCGGTCGCGCAACGCGCCAAGCTCGGCTTCCTCGCGTTCGAGCAGCCGCAGGCCGGCCCGCATGGCTTCCGAGGCATTCTGATAGCGCCCGGAGGCGACCAGGCGGTCGACCAGAGCGGATTGGGTTTCGGTCAGAACGACGTTTCGGGTGGCCATCCACGGTCTCCATCAAGGATGTTGGCAATATATGCCAATAGTCCCTGAATGTCGACCTCCTGCTGTCAGGAGCCGGGCTCCACCCAGTTTGCCACGATCAGCCCCGGCACCGCATCGCGCACCCACTCGGCATCCCGCGCGAGGTCCAGCCGCTTCGGCAACCTGACCTGCGGGACAAGGAGGAAGATCGGCACGGTGGTCAGCCCCCGGCCGGTCTTCGACCGCGATGCCACGGCACGGCCCTTCTTGTTCAGCCGCCCCTCGGCGACCAGCAGGCTTGGCCCGGTGCGGCGATAGACGAAGCGCAGGCGCAGGCCGGTACGACGCTCCCACTCGCCGGGGGTGATCCGGCCGCCGCGCAGGGACTTGCCAGCCGCAGGCGTCGGGATCGCCAGCCAGAACCCGTTCTTCGATCGGATCAGCGGGCCGGTATCGTGCGCGCCGACGATCACCGGGGCCTTCGACCAGACCAGTGCCGCCGCATTGAGGCTGGTCCTGCCTTTCGGGAACTGCTCCGACCGGATGGTGCGGGCAAGCCGTGCCCCGAGACCCGCGCCGGTGATCTGCGCACGCCAGGCGGTCTTGAGGCCGGTCCCGGCATCGCGCATCGCCGTGGTCACGGCCTTCTCCCCGGCCTTCACCTCCTCGTCCATCAGGCGGACGATATCGCCGACGATGTTGACGCCGAACCTCATGCGGGCCTCAGGTCCACTGTCCAGACGAGCCGCTGGCGGTCGCGGACGGGTTCACCCTGAATGAGGAACGCGTCGCCGCCGATCTCGATGCGGTCGCCGGGACGCGGGTTCGGAACCTCGGTCACGCGCAGATCGATCCGCGTCGTTTCCGACCAGAGCCGCGCATCGCCGAAGTCGGTGATCGCATCGGCCCGTCGGGCGACGACGCGCACCGGGACGGGCGGGCCGCCGTCGGCGACATAGACCGCATCCCGGCCGATGTTCGGATCGGCGAAGAGCGCATCGACGGCGGCACCGAAGGCGCTCATCAGAAGCTGGCGTTCAGGCGCACCCGGCCGATGGTGTCGCCCGCGCCGCTCGCCACGGCCTCGACGGCCACGCCTATAGCCGTGTTGTCGGTCGAAACGGTCGTGGTGCGCTTGTTGGTATCATCCCAATAGACCTTTGCGCCGACGGTCCAGGCCTGGCTGCCGACCTTCGTCAGGTCGAAGACGCCGACGAGCGCGGTCTCGACGGGCTCGCCACTGGCGGCGGTTCCTGTGGCCACGCCGAAGATCGAGCCGACGAGCAGGCCCTCGCCGGAGACGACGGCATAGGGGGCGGTCAGGGTGATGGTGTTGCCGGGCTGGACGTAGTTTTTCATGGAAGAGGGTCCTCGTGGAAAGACGAAGGGCGGCCCGTCAGGACCGCCCGGATGTCAGGGGTCGGGATGGGATGCGCGTTACGCGCCCGGGTTCTTGTAGAGGCCACGCCAGTCGATGGCCTTGGCGCCGAAGTCGAGGCGGCACTTGATCTCGACACCGTCGACATCGAAGCCGTTGCGCGTCTCGATGTAGGCGCCCTGCTGACCCTCGAGATAGGCGTATTCGATGGTGTCGATCTGGTTCGGGCTCGCCGCCAGATACCAGGCGGTTTCGCTGGCGGCATCGAGCCGGGGCTCGCTGATCGGTGCCAGCGTGCGGATCGACTGCGGCACGACGTTCCCGCTCTGGGCGGGCACGAGGTTCTGGGCGACCAGTTGCTCGGCCTTCAGTTCCAGCGCGGCGGGCACGATCAGGAAGGCGGGGCGGATGTTCAGCACCGTCTTCTTGTCGAGGCCAGTCTGCTTGGCCATCGCCGCGCGAGCTGCACCGACGCTGCCGACATCGAGCGCAGCACCAGTGCCCGCGAGGTTCTTGTGGTTGGCGTGGAACAGCGCCGTGCCATCGGCCATCGCCGGGTTCGCGGTGATGATCCCCCAGACGACATCGCTTTCCAGCTGGGCGATGGAGTTGCCGTACATCGCCGGGATGCGCGTGAAAGCGTCGAGATCGTCGTTGATCAGCGTCTGGCGGGTGATCGCGACGACCCGGCCATAGGTCTTGACCTTGTAGCTCTCCTTGCTTTCGCCCAGCGTCCCGCGCTTGAACTCGCCGCTCTCGCCGACTTCCAGCAGTTGCGGCGCTTCACCGAGCTGCACTCGGTGCATCGCCTTGAAGTCGGTCGCCAGCACCTGACGGCAGAACAGCGTGAAGGTGCGGGGATAGGCCTCGTAGGCCTGGCGCAGGGTCTTGTTGGTGACGGCCGACAGGATCTCGGGGAAGTCCGAGGTCGAATGCAGCGCCCGCGTCGCGACCTCGTCGCGCGAGAGGCCCCGGGTGTTGACCCCGGCATTGCCGAGGCTTTCGCGGGCGAGCTCCAGCAGGGTCATGCCGCGGTACTGGCGCGCGGCGTCCTCCAGCTGGAACAGCGTCGGGCTGTAGCGGTGCAGCAGCGCGTTCGCCACCGCGTCGCGGCGGGTGATGCGCTCGTCCCGGCCGCCGAGCGGGACGGAGACATGGGGGAAAGTGCGGGTCTCGTCGGACTTCGCGGCGACCTGATCGAGGATCAGGCGGCGGGACTCGTCGACGCTGACGCCGCGCTTGACCAGATCCTCGGCGAAACCGCGCTCGAGGTTCAGCCGCCCGGCCAGATCGTAGATGGTAGAGACGCGGTCGCGCTCCGCCTCGCGGGCGCGGGTCGCGACAGTCTCGGTGTCGGGCGCTTCCGGTTTCGCTGATGCGGACCCTTGGGTCTGGGATTTGGGCTGGTTGCGCGTGTCGGCGGCGTGCGCCTGCGTCTCGGCCGCGCCGGTCCTTTCGTCGGTCATGGTGGTCTCCTCGGTCGCTGCCGTCTCGTTGGTCTGGTCGGCCGGAGCGGCCGGGGTCTTGTCGGTCATCGGGGATGCTCCTTGCTCTGTGAGGGCGTCCCGGCGATGGAGGACGCAATCGTGTTGTTCGCCCTTGGCGCGGAAGCCCGCGGCGGGATCGGCGCCGACCGGCACGGCCGAGATCTCGAACGGGGTCCAGTCGACCGCCCGCCAAAGCTCGCGCTGGCCATCGGGCTTGGAGATGTCGAAGCGGTGGACCTGGTAGCCGATCGAGACGGCCCGGATGTGCCCGGCCTGGATGTCGCGCCAGATCGGCTCGACATCGGCGCGCTCGCTGATCCGGACCAGCGCAATGCCGCGGCCATTCTCGATCCGGGCGGAACCCGGCACGACCGAGCCGATGACGGCGTCGAGCGTGTCGATCTCATGCACCTTCAGGAACGGCGCGCCCGCGTTCAGCCGGTCGAGCCGGACATGGGCGGGGTCGAGGCTCAGCTCCTCGTCATAGGGCTCGCCGAAGAAGCTCGCCCGCCGGACGCGCGCGCCCGCCGACCAGATCACCTCGACGGTGCGTGCGTCGGCATCGACGGTGTTCGGCGCAAGCTCCGCCGACCGGCGAAGCGCCGGCAGTTCGATCATCGTCTCCATGGGTGGATCCTTAGTTCGTCATTGGGACATGACGTTTCATCAAGCCAGAAGTTATCTACGTTTGATCTAGGCGATCTAGATTGACTCGGCGGCCTTCTTCATCTAGGTTGCGGGTAGATGATTTAGATTGGAGGCGACGATGCCAAACCTAGTCACACGACTCGACAGCGCGCTCGACGCGATCCGGACGTTGAACGAAAGCCTGCACCAATACCCTGAACTCGCGGATCGGCTGGGACAGGCTCATGCCTTCTATGTCTTGGACGATGGAGACAAACCGCTCTTCGGCTTTTCGAAATTTGTCGGCTATGAAGGCTTGACCCCAGAGGGCTATCTTCGCGACTACAAGTCGCTTGATGGCCGGAACACGGAGCACGCTCTCTCCAAGTGGTTCGAAGAACTGCGCTTCGGGACCCCTGCGTATGAGGAGCTGTTCGAGCAACTCACCGACTGGCTGTCTGAATTTGGCAAGCGCCCTCGAGGTGGCGACTCTCAGAAAGTCCGTTTGATGGTTCTCCGTCCTGAATACCGGAAAACGAACTCACAGACTGATGAGGATCGGCGGCTTCTCGAACTCATGCTGGCGGTAGCTGACCTGCTGCCGGCGAAACAAAGGCTTGAGCTTCGCGCTGCGCTTTGAGTCTGCATTTCAGTCGGAATTGATCGGCTGGGCATCACTGCCTGCGTCTCCGTTGCTACCTACGGACTGCGCGCTGCCGGTCTTGGTGACGCGGCGGGGATCGCTGTCGAGCACGAGCCCGAGGGCGTCGAGCTTGGCGTTGGTCGCGGCGATCTCCGCCAGCACGGCGTCAGGATTGCGGCCCTGCCGGGCAATCACCTCGGCCAGTGTCATCGTTCCCGAGCGGATCGCCAGAAGGTTCGCCATCGCATCCTTCTGCGGATCGACCGCCTCGAACTTGGGCGGCGACCATTCGACCGGAACGTCCGGCGTCGGGATCTGTCCCGCGGCCCATGCGGCCTCGGTGAACCAGCGCCAGACCGGGGTGCAGAGCATCGGAATGAAGAGCTGCCACTGGACAGCGTCGATCATCCGACGGAACTCGACGAGCCCCGCCCGGATCGAGGAGTAGTTCACCTGGCTGAGGTCGCCCGTCAGCACTTCGTAAGGCACCCGGAACCCGGCCGAGATCGTGTGCAGGCTTGCGCGCTTGTACTCGCCGTAGCCGCCGGTTGCAGCCGGCTGGTTGAAGCGGATGTCCTTGCCGCCGCGGGCATAGGCGATCAGTCCTGGTTCGAACTGCTCGACCCGGTTGCCGTCGGCGTCGACCACCGCCGGGGCGATGCCCTGCTGCGCCTCGTCGTCCCCGAAGACGATGGCGGTGACACAAGCCTCGGTCTTCTTGCGCACGATCTCGGCCACCTCGTAATCGTCGAGATCACGCAGCGCCCGGATGACCGGCGCGCCCCATGGAACGCCGCGCGCCTGCGTGCGCTGCTTCTCGTAGACATGGGCGATATCGGTCGCCGGGACCGGGCGCGATCCGAGCCCACCGTTCAGCGCACCCCACGCGTTGCCCGGGTGCTCGGCATGGAGCCAGTAGGCCCGTCGCTTGCCGACCGGGTCGAACTCGATCCCCTGCACCAGCCGCCCGGCGCCGAGGGCGCCGGATTTCGTGGCATCGAGGAAATCCGCCTCGAGCACCTGAAGCTGCAAGGGCACCGGCAGGCCGTCCGAGGATCGCCGCAGGCGACGACGCACCAGCACCTCGCCTGCTTCGATCATCTCCCGGCAGATCAGCGTCTGCAGTCCGTAGAAATCGAGCTGGCCATCCGCATCGCAGGCCTCGGCCCATCGCTCGAAGAGATCGTCGACCTTCCGGTCCAGAGTGTCGTCACCGCTCGCGGCGCGCGGCATGATCCCCGCGCCGATGATATTGTTCACCAGCACCGCCACGGCCTTGGCCGCATGCGGGTTGTTGCGCACCAGATCCCGCATCCGGTCGCGCAGCAGCGCCCCGGCAACGCCGATCTCGGTGTCGGCCGAGGATCCCGGCGCGCGCCAGCCCTCCGTGCGCCGCCCGCGCGCCGCGCCGTCATACCCCCGCGTCAGGGTCTCGAAGGCCTGCCGCGCCAGCACCCGACGAGCAGCAGTTCGTGGGGCGACCGACGCGATGGCGCGGTCGAACCAGTTCACGGCCATCACCTGTCCCCGCGCGAGAAGCCTGCGAGACCGGCCACCGGCAGCGGCCGGCCGACACCCGCGATGGCGCGCTCGATGGTCCGGATGCGGGCGAGCAGATCCTCGGCCGAGCCGTAGTCGACGGACTTGCCGTCATAGCTGACCCGGGTGGTGCCGCTGGCATAGGCCCGGCGCAGTGCCGAGAGCTCGGTTTCCGTCCAATCGGTCATCAGAACCATCCCTCCCGCCGCCCGAGCCAGTCGGAGCGGCGCTTTCCCTGCGGGGCGTGTCCAGGTCGATTGATCTGCCCGGCGGGATCGCTGTCGGTCGGCGCCGCCCGGAGCTGATCCTCGAGGTCACGCCATTTCTCGTCCGTCCAGCGGTCCGCGCCCGCGATCCAGGCGGCGGCGCGGGCGTAGACCCGGCAATCCAGCGCCTCGTTGCGTTCGCGCAGCTTCTGCCATTCCAGCCGGGCGAAGCCGCGCTTCGTGCGCACCGTCACAAGCTGCTCAGCCACGACCTGCTTCAGCCACTCGCTCTCGACCCATGTCGGCAGGTGGATCGTGCCGGGCGGGAACGCCGCGCCCTCGTCACGTTCCTCGGCCGTCGGGCGCTCCAGCCGCAGGAAGCGGTAGGTTTCGGCCTTGAAGGTCGAGACCGCCACCGTCCAGAGCCGGGCGCCGCGGCGCAGGCGTTTCCCGCCCTCGGTCGCATCGACGAAGGTGGGGCCGGAGACCGGACTAGAGCGATTGAAGCCTTCGAGACCCTTGACCGGCGCGACCTGCGCGAAGCCGACTTTGCGCGACCAGGCGTAGACGGCCGGGGCTTCGTAGCCCGTGTCGATGGCGAGCCGCGCGATCCGAAGGTGCGCGCCGTTTTCATGTGGCCACGACCGGTCCAGGAGTTCCGTCAACTGGTCCCAAGCGTCATGCCGATCCGGCCCGCCCTCGAGCACGACGTGATCGACGAGCCAGCTCTCAAGCCCTCGGCCCCAGGCCCAGACATCGACCTCGATCCGGTCCTTCTGGACATCCGCGCCCGCAGTCAGGAACAGTCCGCCCGCTGGCACCGTGCCTGGCCGCCACGCCTCTCGTCGATCGTAGAGCCGCTGCCAGTCCGGCGCCTCGCCGGTTTCGACCCATGTCTCGCCGAGAATGGTGTTGCGGAACGCCTTGATCGCCTCGTCCGACCCTTGGGCCGCGTCCCATGCCCGCACGATCCGCTCCCAGCTCAGCCAACCGATCGGCGAATAGAGTGCCGACAGGTGATACCCGACCGTGGTCGGATCGGCGGCGGT